CCACAGGATTACCGCTTACTACAGGTGTTACAGGCACATTACCTATAGCTAATGGTGGAACAGGCACAACATCAACAACCTTTACCAATTTAACTACTAATGTTACAGGCACACTTCCTGTCACAAATGGTGGTACAGGTGTAGCTACATTAACTGCTAACTATATTCCTTTTGGAAATGGTGCAAGTGCTTTATCAAGTTCATCTACACTCACATACAATGACACGACTAAATTATTAACCGCATCACAAGTAGCCGCTAGTAATGGTATCTTTGTAAACAATATGACTATTGCTGCAAGTTACACTATACCTACAGGATATGGAGCTAGTAGCGTGGGAGCAGTCACTATTAATAGTGGTGTAGTAGTGACCGTACCTAGTGGCAGTCGTTGGGTAGTTTTATAAAGGAAAATAAATGAGTTCAACAATCAATGCCTCTACAAGTCCAGCAGCCATAATCCAAACGGCTGACGGCACAGGAATTCTATCTTTACAAACAGGTAACACCACAGCAGTCACTATAAACGCATCACAGAATGTAGGGATTGGTACTACAACTCCTGCTGTAAAATTAGATGTAAATGGAACAATTTATGGTGGTAAAAATGGTACATCCAGTGGATATGCCAGCGTAGAAGGAACAGGAACTACTACAAATTCTGGATATGTAGGATTTTTTGCAGCTAATGGTACAAGACAAGGTTATGTTGGTTATGCTACTGTAGCTGGTAATGATGTAATGAATGTTTGGAGTGAAAACGCTACCAATGGATTAAATTTTGGTACAAATTCTACGCAAAGAATGTTTATTACAAAAGATGGTCAAATTCAAATGCCATCTCAACCATCATTTATGGCTGGTATTGCATCAACATCTGATGCTACGATTGCAAGTACTGCTTATGTTCCATTTAATACAGTAACAGGTGGATTTAATACAGGTTCTAATTTTAGTACTACAAACTATTATTTTACTGCTCCAGTAGCAGGTAAATACTTTTTTACTTGTGCTATGTATTTAACAAACAGTAGTAGTGCAACTTATGGTATGCAATGGGGATTTTATGTCAATGGTGCATTCAAATCATTTACAAGTGGTGATGCTTGGGGAGTAGGTTCTGCTACACCAAATTCATTAGGTAGTACTATAGAATTTTCTACAACAGCTACTTTTGATTTAGCTGCTAATGATACAGTTGGGGTTAGACCAAGAACTGCAAATATTAGAATTTATCAAGGACATTGTTATTTTGGTGGTTATTTAATAGGATAAAATTATGGCAAAAACATATACAATTACATTATCAGACGCAGAAGATAAAGCTCTTTCTGTCGTAGCTTTTTCTCAACAAGAATGGATTGATAACGCAGTTCATAATCGTTGTCGTATTGCAATTGAAGAAATTGTAGCTATAGAAGTAGAAAGAATCACAGTTGAAGGCGGAACTTTATCTGGCACTAAAGAAGATATTGTTTTAGCAGCACCAATTACAACACTTGCAGAACGACAAATAGAATTAGAGCAACTAAATAAATTAGGAACTAATTAATGTCTAGCATAATAATTAGCGGAGATACTAGCGGAACTATTACAGTTGCAGCTCCAGCAGTATCAGGAACAACAACATTAACTTTGCCAGCGACAACAGGTACTGTAATGGTAAATGGTCCAGCGTTTAGTGTTTATTTAACTGGGAATCAATCAGTTACAAGTAATGTATATACAAAAGTTACTTTGAATACTGAAACATTTGATACAAATAATAATTTTGATTCAACAACTAATTATCGTTTTACACCAACAGTAGCTGGATACTACCAAATAAATGGAACAATTATGTTTGGAGGTGTAGGAATGACTTTAGGTGGCACATATATTTATAAAAATGGAGCTTCATATAAAAATGCAGCACAAACACCAAATTCAACTTATTACAGTGGCTCAACAGTTGCAGATGTAATTTATTTAAATGGCTCAACTGACTATATTGAATTATATGGACTTATTATTGGTTCAAGCGGACTTATTTTTTATAGTCAAATAATGTATACATTTATGTCTGGTGCATTAATAAGGAGTGCATGATGAACTTATATGAAAAAATAATGGCTATCTATCCACAACTAGAAGATAAAGACTTTTATACAGTTATCCATCTACAAAACGACTCTGATGGTAAAGGTGACTACATAGCTAAATGGGAACATCCTACACTAGCTAGACCAACAGAGGAGCAGTTAGCATAGTATAATAACACTATGTTTTATGTATATGAACACATCCGTAACGATACCAATGCCATCTTTTATGTAGGCAAGGGTAAAGCTAATCGTGCTTATACCGCTAGAAATAGAAATGAGCATTGGCATAATGTAGTAAACAAAGCACAAAGATTTACTGTAAAGTTTGTAGTAAAAGATGTAGATGAGGAACTAGCCTATCTTGCTGAAGAAGAAAGAATAGACCAGTTAAAAAGATTAGGTATTAAGTTAGCTAATATAAATGTAGGTGGTTCTGGTGTAGGTTCTGGTGATAAGCATCCTATGTGGGGTAAAGTTCATCCACAAAAAGGTATTAAAAGACCAGAAGTAGCTATTAAAGTTAGTGGTGAAAAAAATGGAATGTATGGTAAACCAAGTCCAATGCGTGGTAAAAAGAATATAGGTGCTAGTTTAGCTCATAAATTTAGACCAAGACCAGATGGTGGTGGTAAACCTTCTCAAGCTGTAATAGCAATAGATAAAGATGGCAATAAGTTTACATTTGTTTCTTTAACAGAAGCTGGTAAGTTTGTTAAATCAGATAGACATAGTATAAAAGATTGGTGCGTAATGAATAAATTTAACAAAGGTTTTTACTGGGAGTTTTTCAAATGACAATGACGATAGATGGAAGTTTGGGCGTAACATTTAACGATACTTCATTACAACCAGCCGCTGCAAGCCCATACGTTCTTAAGAACAAAATAATCAATGGTGCTATGGTGATTGACCAGAGAAATGCTGGTGCTAGTGTTACTCCTGCTAGTGGTAGTTATACATTAGACAGATGGATTGTAGAAACAAGTCAAGCTAGTAAATTTTCAGTTCAACAAAATGCTGCGGCAGTAACTCCACCAACAGGGTTTACAAATTATTTAGGTGTTACATCTTTATCATCTTATACAGTCTTGGCTGGTGATTATTTTCTTGTTGAGCAAAGAATTGAAGGGTTTAATACGGCAGACCTAGACTTTGGTAAAGCTACTGCTAAAACAGTTACATTATCTTTTTGGGTTAGAAGTTCATTAACTGGGACTTTTGGCGGTGTATTGCAAAACGCTGCTGGAAATAGAAGTTATCCATTTACTTATTCTATTCCTACAGCTAACACTTGGACACAAATTAGTGTAACTGTTGCTGGTGATACATCAGGAACTTGGGTAGGTGCAACTAATGGTAATGGTTTAACTGTGTATTTTGGATTAGGAGTTGGGTCAACATATAACGGAACTGCTGGTGCTTGGGCTGGTTCTTTATATCTTGGAGCCACAGGAGCAACATCAGTAGTAGGCACTAACGGAGCTACATGGTATGTCACTGGTGTCCAACTAGAACAAAACACAGTAGCAACACCGTTTGAACGCAGACTTTATGGTCAGGAATTGGCTAATTGTCAGAGATATTTTTCAAGATTAGGTGCAGGTGCTTCTGGTTCTGTATTTAATGCAACAACAGGTGATTTTGGTATTCAATTTCCAGTTGCAATGAGAACTGTTCCTTCTGTTTCTCATTTAGCAAACTATACAGTATTAGTTATTGGTGTAAATAATTATACAACAACAAATACTGTTATTAATGGTGCTAGTGGTGTAAATGGTCTTGTAGCAAGGATAACTTCTTCTGGCATGACTACAGGTGCAGCAATTATTCAAACAGATAATAATATTGGATTAAGTTCGGAGCTATGATGATTTCTTATAAAATATTAAAAGATTCTATTACGAATGTAGAGTTTGCTGTTTTACGTTCTGATGGTTGGTCTATCCCATTTGCACCTGATAACACAGACTACCAAGCCTACCTTAAATGGCTTGACGAAGGCAATACGCCAGAACAGGCTGACTAATGTTTGGCATAAGTGCATTTGCTCAAACACCTTATAGCTCATTAGCTAGTACAACACATTTTGGTGTTGGTAGTATCAATGGTATTGCAACTGTCACTTGTGATATGTTCTCTACCATATATGCTTCTTGTGCTATCACAGCATCAGGTTTAGTAGTAGCAGCAGGTATTCTTACTAAACTAGGTATAGCAAAGGTAAATGGTTCAGGGGTATTTACAGGTAGTGGCTTTAGGATATTTAATGTATCGCCTACCATATCTGCTTCAGGCACAGTCACCGCTAAAGGTTATCGTTTAGGTGAGGAATGGACTACATCTACCGCAGGCACAGAAACATGGACAACAATAGCAACAGGAACAGAAACTTGGACAACTGCAACAGCAGGTTCTAACACATGGTTACAACAAGGATAAAAAATGGCAAAGACAAAAATTAGTGAATATGATGCAACCGCAGGGAATAATACTGACATCAACAGTATTAACATAGACGAGGGTTGCTCACCATCTGGTATCAATAATGCTATTCGTGCATTAATGTCACAACTTAAAGACCAACAAGTTGGTACAAGTGGTGACTCATTTACAGTTGCTGGTACGTTAACATCTTCAGGCACACTTGCAGTTACAGGTGGGTTTACTTTAGATGGTACAGCAGGCACTTCTGGTCAAGTATTATTATCAGCAGGAACAAGTAATACACCTACATGGGGTAATTCGTTTGTAACTGGTATGATTCTAATGTGGTCAGGAACTATTGCTACTATCCCTAGTGGATGGTATTTATGTAATGGTTCTAATTCAACTCCTGATTTACGCAATAGATTTATTATTGGTGCATATTCAGATACTTCTAGTGTTGCATATTCAACAATTACAGGCTCTAATACACAAACAGGTGGTACTAAAGAAGCTATTGTAGTAAGCCATACACATACTGCTTCAGTAACAGACCCAAGCCATTTCCATTTGACTGATGGCACTAATGGTGGAAATTCAACAGTTGTATATTATGGTTCTGATGCGTCATTTGATTATCATTCAAATTACTCAAATTCTAATGATGCAAATTATATTTCTGGTTCAAAAACTGGCACAGCAACAACAGGAATTACAGTATCTAACACTACAGAAGGCTCAAGTGGTACTAACCAAAACTTACCACCATACTACGCTTTAGCATTTATTATGAAGTCATAATATGACTATAAAAAGATTACAATTTACAGAATGGAAGCCAGACCAGCCAGCTATTGGTGAAAGTCTTAATGACGCTAAAAATGTTGTCCCTGTATTAGCAGGTTATGCTCCATTTCCTAGTGCATCTAATTTATCTGGTGCTGCTAGTGAAAGTCTTAACAATGTATTTGTAGGTAAAATTGGTGATACAGTTCAGTTATTTGGCGGTGGTGCTTCTAAACTATTTAAGTTTGATGCTACTAACCTTGCAATGACAGACGTATCTAAAACTGGTGCTTACGGTGGTACTGTTCGTTGGCAATATGCACAGTTTGGTTCTATATTATTAGCAGCTAACTACCATGAACCTGTACAAGCATGGACATTAGGTGTTTCTAGCACATGGCAAGACTTGGGTACATATCTTAATGGCACTTATACTAGAACAGGAACGACTGTTACAGTTACTACAACTACTTCACATGGTTTAACTACTAGCAGTACATATAAAATTTACTTTAAATCAGGTGGAGCATTATCTGGTAACTACGTTATCACATCTACAGGTGCAACAACATTTACTTTAACTACGGTAGCTAGTGGCACTATTGCTACAAGCAACATGAGTGTCTATACGTCATCTGCACCTATTGCTAAATTTGTAACGGTGGTTCGTGACTTTGTAGTTTGTGCAAACATATTAGATACACCAAATAAACTTCAATGGTCTGATATTGCAAATGAAAGCAATTGGACTTCTGGAAGTGCTTCACAAGCTGACTTTCAATTAATTGCTGACGGTGGAAATATTACTGGTTTAACAGGTGGTGAAATTGGTATTGTATTCCTAGAAAAAGCTATCTACCGTATGCAGTATATTGGTAGCCCTTACTTCTTCCAGTTTGATGCTATATCACGCAATCTTGGATGTATAGAAGGTAACTCTATAGCACAGTATGGTGGTATTTCTTACTTCTTATCAGATGATGGATTCTATTCATGTGATGGTCAAAAAATTACACCAATAGGCGTAGAGAAAATAGATAGATATTTCTACTCTACATTTAACCTTGCTAAATCTGACACCATGTCAGCTACTATTGACCCTATTCGTAAACTTGTTATTTGGAACTATCCTACAGTAACAGGTGGTAATGCACTTATTATCTATAATTGGCAACTTAATAAATGGTCAAGAGGTGAAACAGATACTACTTATGTAGCTTCTGCTGCATCTACAGGAGTAACACTAGAAGGCATTGGTACTCTTTATCCTAGCATTGAAACAGTACCAGCATCACTAGATGACCGTATCTGGGCTGGTGGTAAATACGTTCTTGCAGGTGCTAGAGGTGCTTATATCGTAACATTTACAGGTGCTAATACTACTGCAAACATTATATTATCTGACTTTGAAGATGGTTATGACTCTGTAGTTAAACTTGCTAGACCTATCGTAGACAATGGTGCAGGCACTATAGCTATAGCTTCAAGACGTAAACTAGACGATAACATTACATTTAATACTGCTGCTTCATCTGGTGAAGGTGGTCGTGTACCATTAAGAAGTGCTGGCAGATGGCATAGATTAAGCGTAACACCTACAGGAAGCTGGACAACAGCTATTGGTGTTGATGTAGAAACTGAACCACAAGGAAATAGATAATGGCTCGTAGTGATATGTACAGGGGGTTAAACCCCTCTGGTGCTAACCCTCGTGAAATAAGTGAAGTTACAAATAATGTATTAAACGGTAAAACAAACAACACAGGTGCATTTATAACTACTGCACATGCAACTAGCTCAACACTTTATGATGAACGTATAGGCTTTAATTCAGTCATCTTATTCATGCCACAAGACCATGACTCTGCTGCTGAATTAGTAGACGTTTATTTTGATACCTTTGCTAAAGGTTCTTGCGTAGTTCACTACGGAAACCATGCAGCAGTTAGGTCATATCGTTATATAATAGTAGGATGATTTTACACTATATACCTAAAGATAAGTTACGAGAACATTGGGACTATGTTAAACATGGTCTTGAATTAGTAAGGCAACATGGTCATACACAATGGATAATAGAAGATGTCTATTGTGATTGTTATGAGAACAGGTCTATGTTGTTTATAGGTCTAGTGGATAACAAGGCAGTAGGTTTTGTAGTACTTCAACCTATAGGAAATACACTTCATATCTGGGCTACATGGTCTACACTTAATGACCAAACATTATTTTATCAAGCATGGCAAGAAATACAGCAAATAGCAAAACAAGGTGGTAAGTCTAGGGTTACATTTTCATCTCAACGTAAAGGATGGGAACGTAAAGCTAGAGCATTAGGATTCAAACCTCAAACATGGGAATTTATACTTTAAGGAAAGCAATATGATTAATTTACACAATTGGCTACATAATTTAGTTGAGTCATTTACATTTTATGGTGGCGGTTCAGGTGGTGGTGGTCAAACATCTACTACTAAAAATGAATTAGACCCTACTATTAGACCATTCGTAGAGTATGGGCTTAATGAAGCTAAAGGTCTTTATCAAACAGCAGGACCTGATTACTTTCCTAATCAAACTTATGTAAGCCCATCTGCACAAACTACTCAAGCATTAGGTTTGGCTGGACAAAGAGCATTAGCAGGCAACCCATTACTTCCTGCTGCACAACAACAACAATTAAGTTCTATTCAAGGTGATTATTTAAGTGCTGGTAATCCATACTTTACACAAGCCCTTGCTGGACCTACTCAACAAGCTACACAAGCCTACAATGATGCTATTAGAAATGCACAAGGCACAGCATCTATGGCAGGTCGTTATGGTTCAGGCGTATCTGCTGATATTCAAAACAGAGCTGCTAATACATTATCTAATACACTCGCTAATAAATATGGTGAGTTGGCTTATCAAAATTATGCTGGTGAACGTGGTATGCAAAATCAAGCTGTTATGAACGCACCAACTATGGCACAAGCTGACTATGGTGATATTTCACAATTAGCTAACGTAGGCAAGACTACTGAAGATTATGCTAAAACTGCATTACAAGCTGAACTTGACCGCTTTAACTTTCAACAAAACAAACCATATCAAAAACTATCATCTTACTTGGGTGCTGCCTATGGTGCTCCTACAGGTAATGTATCTACTACTACGCAATCTGGTGGTGGCAAGATAGTATGTACCGCTATGAATGAGGCTTATGGCTTTGGTTCATTCCGTCAAGCTATCTGGCTCAAACATTCAGCTTCTATGCCTAACGCTAAACAAATTGAGAAGGGTTATCACAGACTATGCCTTCCAATAGTAAACTTTGCGTTTAGTGCAAAACCAACATGGACTCGCAATATTGTACGCAAAATTGCAGAGCATATTGCTAGACACAGAACAGCAGACTTATGGAAAGAAATGCGTGGTAAACGTAGAGATACTCTAGGTCGTATATATAGAGCTATTATAGAACCATTATGTTATTTAGCAGGAAAGGTATAACATGAGTGACCCAATTACAGCTATGGCAGTAGGTGCTGCTATCGGTGGAGGCACATCTTTAGCTAGAGGAAAAGGTTTTGGTAGTGCATTACAAAGTGCAGCATTAGGCGGTGCATTAGGTGGTGGTGGTAGTTATCTAGGCGGTCTTATGAATGGTGCAGGTGCTACTGCTGCTGCAACTGAAGGTGGTTTATTATCTAGTGCTGCTCCTGTAGTAGGTGATGCTGCTTTAATAAGTCCATTTACTCCCACAGGTGTATCTGGCATACAAATAGGCAATTCTTCATTGAATGGTATTGGTAGTACATTAGGTGCATCTGGAACAGAATTTGCTGCACAAAATGCTCCTATATATGCAGGTCAACAAGGTATGTTTGACGTAGCAAGAAATCAAAATCAAATATTAAGTGGTATTGGTAGAGCTACTTATGGTGACGCTGCAACTGCTGGTGGAGCTACAAACGGTGGGTTATTTGGTAGTGTAAAAGATATGTTTGGCGGATTATCTACATCTGATAAATTAGGTTTAGGTTTAAAAGGTATTGATATTGCAATG